AATGGCTGCCCCTCCCGGACTTGAACCGGGGACATCAAAATTAACAATTTTGCGCTCTAACCAACTGAGCTAAGGGGCAAGAAAATTTTAGGTTTAAGTTTTTGTTGTTTAAAAATGGTAGCCCACCTCGGACTCGAACCGAGAACTTCCGTTTTATGAGAACGGCACTCTTACCTGATTGAGTTAGTGGGCATTAAGGTTTTGTTTATATCCTATAATATCACTTTACGGGATACATGTCAACGACTTTACGTCGAATTGTCTTTTTAATCCCTGGGTTGATCTCCAGGACATGCGGCAGCATTACGTGACGAATGTAGTTTCTACGATACTTTGTGTTAGTGTTGCTGGGATCTGTAATGACCGGGACACTCTTCCTTTCGCACCAGTCGTTAAAAGACTGCTTCTCTGTGGTTAGAAATGGTCGGATAAACTGATCTCGCTCATAAGGAATCAAGAATGGGTTGCCGTGCATAGATGTGAAAACCCAATTCTCCACACAATCATCCAAATGATGGGCAGTGATAATCTTTCGCTCGGTACTTTCGTTAAAAAACTTATAGCGCTGTTGTCTCCACCAAGCCTCGTGGGACACACCCGCGGGCATCTCCTCTTCACACTTGCCTACAATCAAAGACACCCCTTGAGCGGCGCAGTATTCCCTCACAAGAGCTTCTGCCTTTGGCGCGTAGGGTGTTCCGTGATTGTAGTGAAGAGCCGTCACATCGCGACTACGGCGCAGGAAATCCAAGACAGCCATACTGTCTACCCCTCCGCTCACCGCGATAGCGACTTGTCGAGGAATCTGTCCAAGAATGTGAATCATGCTGCTCTCTCTAATCTTTTTCTATTATAGACGATGTCGTCTTAGATGTCAAGGGGTTTAGCGCTATCGTCCTCTATATACTAAATGAGGTACATCAAGCATGGCAAATAAATATTTTTCTGGCGAAAAGGCACCTCGCGAAGAGGCGATTTCCAAATTAATGCAGCATGTTGCTGGTTTATTCGATGGGAGATTTCTCGCGAGAATAACCTCTGATGATGGCGGGCCTCATGTAACTCTCTATCTTGAGGTAGAAAACCCCAATCTACCGATAGAGCCTTTTTTACGCGATGCCCTCCATAATCCCAAATGGATGGGCTGGCGCTTTATTATTGCGAAGTGTCCGCCGGGATACGTTGATGGAGTTCTTCTCAGCAAGAAAAAGAGCGATTACTAAAGCTCTTCCTGCTCTTCTGGTCCCCCGATCCATTGCTCATGCGCCTTGCTGCATGCTCGCGCAAACATCACAATATCTTCGGGCGCTGTCGCGGCGTCTGCATCAATAATGCACACCTTTCCTGGAAGATAGTGTGCCTTTCCGTCCATAAGGTAATCGCGCTCTGCCACCGTCTCTGTCATATTTACTACATTGACGTAGGTGGCCGCGGTTGCCGTCGTTGTGATCAGAAGAGCTACGCTCATCCACCACGGGTTCAAAATTGTATTGTTCTTCTGTTGCTTCATATCTCTCATATCAGTGTTCCTTGTTTTCGCAATTCTCAATCATGTAATCAATATACCACTTGGCTTTCTTTAAATCTTCCACTCCTCCCTTGTGCCTATAACGTGTGACGTATTTAATAATGTTGCCCACGCAGAATCCCTCAGCATGTCCTAGCCCAGCGATTGCATCAATAACTTCCATTTTAGTGGCGTTATAATGCAGTGGATGGCTAACTGCTTCTTTCTTCATTGTTGACTCCTGGGTTTATAATGGTACGCCCTGTAGGATTCGAACCTACGACCTAAAGCTTAGAAGGCTTTTGCTCTATTCCAACTGAGCTAAGGGCGCATAGGGGAAGGGGCGGTGAAAGTAGGATTCGAACCTACGGAAGCTATTAACTTCACTCGCTTTCCAGGCGAGCACCTTCGTCCACTCGGTCATTTCACCATTGCACCCTATGAAGAGTTACCTTCTCTCACGGTGCGCTCAAAATACACTTCGTGTCGACCTGGAATAATGGCAAGAATCGAAGTGCCATACCATCCGTTGGCATCATCTTGGTCTACCAACAACTGAATATCACGCCATGTGCGGCGCACATCGTGGGTGCCTATATGAATTTCTTGGGAATACTGCCCATCGTCGTCTACAAAAATCACAGTGTAAGTCATAGGTTCTCCTAACTTGGCTCTGGTTCACCGCAGCGCATGTGACCCAATTCCGTATAATAGAATAGCATACCCGGATACGGATCGCAAGGAAAATCATCAAGAGATAACGTCTTCTTGACACGCTCCACTTCATCAGCACACTCGCTAGCAACAGAGATCACCACCGTCGCGTCTGTAGACGTGATGGCCAGGACCTCACCCAGCGTCAACACTACGAACAACATCGCTTTCATACTTCATCCTCCATCAGATATATCTATTATAGACCATTAGCGCCACAAAGTCAACCAGCTTGACAATTCGTTGACGAAATATCTGTTCCTGCGTGCAGGGTATCTAGGTGGACATCGAGTATTTCTCCGGTTGTTAGGAGCTTAATCGTCCACCCTGCCTCTGTTGGCCAATCAGATTTTCGAAATTCTTCTAATGTCCCATATACTTCTTCAAGCTCTTCCATGGTAATAGGATCGGGAACCTCTACCGGCTGTAAAAGAATAACCGGGCCTTGATCGAGCCAGTGCCATACCTCTCCTGGCTTTTTCATATTGTCTTGCCTTTGTCTTTGTTGTGAAGAAAGGGTAGTTCCGGTCGGGTTCGAACCGACACTGTCAGCATTTTGAGTGCTGTGCCTCTACCGGTTGGGCTACGGAACCTTAACCTCACTTTGTTTACTTCTCTAATTTATCAGATTTCTGGGATCCTGTCAAGGGATTATTTTCTATTTCTGCTTTTGTTGCGTCTGTCATTTCGTCTTCTGTGAAATATCGGGTGCGCCCATCAGTGCATAATACCGAATAATATGGACCTACGTAAGGGTGTCCCCACCCCCAGAAACCTTCTTGGCCATCTTCTATCTTCGTTACGAGCCCATAAAATATGTAGTGTTCGTTGTCTCCGACAAATCCATGACTGCCCCCATGCACGTAGTAGGAATGGAAATCATAACGGCACCTTACTAGATCGCCTCTTTTAAATCTTGGCAGGCGAGCGGTCACACACTAACTATAGAGTTAGGATCTCATTATCTTTAAAAATCTCTCCTCTGTGATAAAAACAATGGATGTGCCGGGGGGCAAAAGACGATATCGCTTGCCACCACGAGCAGCCGAATACACATATTTTTCAGTCCCCACGATAAAAGCGCCGTATTTCTCAAAGCGAGTGACGGCGGAGCGTTCTCTTTCACAGTACGCCGTCCCCACCGACTCTACATGAGAATACCTATTGAAGGCTGCCCTAGGTTTGACATGCGTTCCAGTCTCCAATCGAGGGGGCGTGTTGTAGATACACCAAATTTTTTGGGAATACTTATTATTCAGCATTCGCATAAACTTTCGTCGCTGTGGAACTTCTCCATGGAGAATAGTCCTGGCAATCTGCTGAAAATATGACTTTCTAACGTGATAATGAGCAAGTGCTAGCGCCTGGGCCTTGTATTCTGTCTCATAAACGAGCGCCCATTCGGCATGCTTGTCTTCTTGCAAGGCCCCACAACGATCCAAGACCCTATAAAGAACCTCTTGCTGACGAGGTGTCGGAGGAGATAGCCGCATAAGCTGGCTGTGCATGGACTCCAGGAAAGTGCGATCCCAGCCCTGACAGACTGTCCTGTTGAGAGCCTCTGCTATGTCGCCAATAAGTGTCTTCATAATCCTTTTCAACGCAGGAGATGCCTCTAGTAAGCCTTTATCCAGTCACTAGGATACCACATAGGGTCAACGTCGGTGGGGCCGGCGTACTGCTCCGTTACCTTTGTAGGTTGCTTCACCCATGCGGAGGGCGCGTTAAACCATTTAACCAATGTAAAGCTGTTCTTGTACTTCTTGAAGGGCCCTGAATTATAATAAAAGAAGGCTCTTGTGACTTCAAGTAGTCCACACTCATCTGCGACCTTAACAATGGTAGCCTCTCGCTTAAACCAATTATGACTGCCCACCTCTGATAGTAGTCGGTGTGGATCCTCTATGCCAATGAGCGTAGATACGTCAGTGAGATGTTTCAACACTAGACCCATACCCGGCGTCTTCCGACGGGGCAGACAAACCAAATCGCCAACTTTAATTTTCACTTACAACCTCGATTTTATCATGAACCAAATGGAGCAATATCCAACCGGCGTCTTCTTTCTCATAGCAGCAAACAACTATAGACTTATTGCCTTTTCCAACTTCCATTACTATTCCATACTTGTAAATAGGCCCAATGCCTTTTACCCCACTGCTATCACTATACGCGGCGAAGACCTCATAGTCAACCACCCATCGCACCAATTGACCTTTTTTTAACACATAGTAACTACTCGGTCAGGCGTGTTTTGAATATCTTCACTCCCGAAACATTGGTGGCGTACATAATTTCATAATCGCACTTCCCTTTAAAGAAATTGCGTAAGTTGACAAGCGATGCGGGATACCTTGAACCCTCTCTGATCATAAACACCGCAGAGTTGCCGCGATTACAGTACCTTATGGCGTCACGGTGGACCGACTTTAATGAGGAGTACACTCCCAAGAATTTATCGTACCTGTCAAATAGACAATAAATATAAATTTTAGTCATGAAAGATACTCGTTATCGTCCAGCAGATCTGAAAGAGAACTAAACCGCAAGGCCTCCAGGAAATAACCGATCTCCTCTTGTTTTATTGCGGCGGTGTCCGAATCCCCATTTTCGAGGGCAAAGTCGTAAAGGCGCTGTGCGTCCTCTATAGCCTCGATAGTCTTGAGGGCCGCCGTTGCCTGGAGCAGTCCGATACCAAAGCTAACAGCGCGGGACTCAGCCTCGCTGAACGGTGTCTGGGGGTCCGACGGGGGAGTAGATCGATCTTCCATGTCTATAACTAGTCTCAATTGTGTCTATTGTTTACTGGCTGACTTACACCCTCCGCAGGTGCGGACGGGGCGTTTAGTCTTCTCGTCGCGGTCCATATATATTTTCTGGAAGTCTTTCGTGGCGCCGATCATAACACGCCCATTGGCGACGACTTTAATCCTGCTGGCTTCTCGCATAAAAGCGCCACACATCACAATTTGATTCGTCGGCTTATGAAGGAGATATTCCCCTGGGGTTATCTTATCCGTCTCTTCTATCTCGCGGAATTCCATTTAATCATCCATGGACATGGCTTTATCGTATACAGTATGACTCAGTTCACCCAATTTGTCAAGGAAACCTTCGCGGCGGAGGATCTTAAATGCGATGTTTTCGGCTGAAAACTCTGCTTTCTCGGACTTAAGACCAGCATTTCGAAGTCGACGAATTTTAGCCTTCAATCGTTTTATGTCGCGGAGCGCGGCGCGGGGCTTCGTTAATGCGTATTTCTCAATGAGATTAATCTGCGTTGCGACATCATCGCTCTTCTTTCTAGCTAGTGCGTGATCGATCTCCACTTGTGTGGGATCCGGCTCCGAGAGCCAGTGTCGCTCTATAAGCGAATATACACCGGATGAGATGTGCTCCTCATGTACATTCTCCACATATATCTCAACCTCGTAATCGTGTATTTTAATATCATGATTAGCATTCCATTGCATTCTTGCTTTGTCGAAGAATCCCTTGATAAGCTCAGGATCGTCACCAAACTCTTCAAAGTCCATGATAATGTGCAAGTCTATATCCGAATACTCCGACCAGTTATAGTTAGCGAGAGAACCCGTAAGACGAATATCTACCGGTTGCACGCCTTTGAGTGCCGGGAGTCCCTCTAAGAAGTCCGCCACAATCTCCAATAGGCGTTCGCGGATCTTGGGCTTCATGACTCCTTCACGGAAAATATTGGGCTCTAGTTCCGAATGCTTTTCAAAGGTCTCTGGATCAATATCTTCCTCTAGTCCGCCGGGCGCTCCAGGAGGAGCGGAGATGTCGTTAAACTTCTTGCGCTTGAAGTTCGGTCGGCGCTTTTTAGGATAGCCGCCTTTCTTCTGTGGACCTGTATCGAGAAACCACTTAAGAGAGCGCTCGATGCCGGCGCCTGATTTACGCGAGGGGGTGTCTTGCGCCTCGGTTCTCATTATAAATTCTTGCCATTCATCCATTTTCCGTTGTCTCCGACTTTTCTTTGCCTTCGTAAATAGTTTGTTCCCCGTCTTCAAACGTAAGAATCGTGCCGTTCCCAGGGTGAGAAAGAACATGAATCTTCATGAAGTCATCAAAAGCATCAAAGAAAGCGATTGAACCTCTCGGACTTGGTGTTAGCCAGTGAATTACAGTGTGCCCTGTTGCGAACATGACACCTTCGATCACCACCCCTTCTCCAGAAATACCTGTTTCATCACGCTGGCGACAAACCGTAAACGCCCTAATTCCTTGGGGAGCCCGGTTACTAGGCTTCTTAGGTTTTAGGTCTTCAGGTTCGGTCGCCAATTCTGAAACTTGTTCAGAATTGCTCATTAGACCTCTCCTTTGTTCTTATTTTGATTCGCCATTCCGACCAGTATCATCTCTTCGACAGCCGTATTCAGCGCTCGTTCAGATGCTACCTCATCGGGACACACCTCTTCGGGCTCTCCTAACGCCTCTCGAATACGACTGATGGCTGCGCGAATCTCTTCGCACGTCATATCCATCTTCGCTACCTTAAGAAGAAGTGCTCCTGCGGCAGACTCTTTTTTTAGCTTTTTATCTGACATATTGTATTTCACCTATGATATATTATGGACCAGTTTATATTAAATAGTGGCACGACTATTACAACGTCTTCTAAAACATCTATTCCGTGTTCTGATTCACCTACTAATAACGCTGAGATGTAGCCCACCAATTGCCCATTCTGATTAAAGACGCCTGAACCGGAAGCCCCTGACCATCCATAAGAATGAAGAAAAACTATATCGCCATGAGCATAACTCATAACTTTCCCCTCGACGGTCACAATCCCCATGTTATTGGGATAGCCACTGTAAACCAACTCATTTAACGCGGCGAAACTTGTTGCCCATTCTCGATTGTCGGGGACTTCTCTATCAATGTGGATTGGCCTGGAGCCACCTATCTTCTCAACTTCAATAATCGCATAATCCATGTAAGAGTTGATAACTATGATTTGCTGGCAGTCGACATGATCGCCGTTACCGGCAGCGGGAATAAATTTAATAAACTTACAATCTTTGTTAATTCCATGCGCTGTGGTTAAAATAAAATAGCGGTCGTCGAGAGAAACATATGTCCCCGATGAGGTTAGAATTTGTATTTCTTCAGTTGAAATCGACAATACTTTAACAGCGCTTAAGCGAGAAGCCACCGCCGCATCATGTAGCAGCGCTTTTTTATCGACATTCTCTGCGGAACGGATATCGTTTACATGCGGAGCGGTGTGTTGAGCCTTAACTGAAGAGAAAGCTAATAGACAAAGTGCGCCCCCGAACAGGGGGCCCAATAGGGCACGAGCGGCCTTGTTGATAACTCTCTTCATAATAGTTTATACTTGCCGCTGATAACTAATAAAGACCGGAACCTCCTGTAAACCTGCTTTCTTTGCATACCAAACAATGTCTTCATTCCCTGTTATCTTTGCTAGACCATTCTTGCCAACAGCCAGATAGACAGGCGCAGTCGCACCATCCTTAATGAAGGCCTGATACTGCCCATCAAACATTGGCTTGTCTCCTCTATAGTATGTAGAGGCATATTGCCAAAGTTCGCTAACGGGCATCATAACATGATAAGCCATGTTGGTTGTATCGGTCGGCGCGTCATAAAGTTGGACGCCTCCTTCTGCCCAATCTGCGATCAAGTCATCAATCGTAGGAGTTGGAGTGGGGCGTGTCGGAGAGGGCGTCTGCATTGTGGCTGCGGCCATGTTGCCGCCTAATCCGCCCATGCTGCCGCCATAAGCGTCCTCCATAAGAACCTTCACTAGTTGTTTCTTTTGTGCTTCTCGCACCTGACGGATGGAGCCTTTCCGGTTTATTCGGTGCATCGGAGTCCAATCTACAATCTCCAAGCCCTTTATTCGACGCAAACCGGGAAACAGCACTGCGTCTCGATAATTAACTCGGCTTAGGGCGCCCACTAACTCAAACTTGATTTCAAATGGAATGTATTCGCTGTGGGGAGTGAGGCGCCTCTTGTTGGCAGGGACCGGACGAACCGTAGTTACACCATTAATCCCGCGAATCTCGGCCGCTGTCTCGGCTTCTGTCCCTCCAAGTTTGTTACTGACATTTGCTCCGATTGTCATGCTATAGATCCTGAGATCGTAGGTGGGATCGGACTCGTTCAACAGTTCTTCTATCCTTAAGATCTGCTCTTCGACGCCTTCGTTTTGGCGTGCCGTATATCGGCGGCCGGCGTGAGGGGCCCCGAGATTCTGCATCTCGGTGGAGACTTGGTCTTTAAAATTACGGGGGCCTCCTCCGTGCTCTGGGGTATCCACTTGGTTCTGTGGTCCAAAGAGCCGATAGCGCCTTTCGCTAGCGGGGATCAAGTAATGTTTAAACATAGTGTATTTTTCGATATCACTCATCTTATCATAAGCGTCTTTAAACCATGCCAATATCTGTCTGAAGTCGGCATGCTCGGGCGAGGCGCCGGTGGCGAGGCCGTGCCACTCTATCTCCGACAGGACCTGGACGAAGAAAGACGGTGACAGGACCTGCTCACGTTGTCTTTGCGCTGCCTGTTCGAGAGGCTTCATGGCCTCCTCAATAACTCCCTCCGCAGCATTGACAACCATTTGTGGGTGCTTGTCGAGGTACTCAACTATGTCCCGCACAATTTGTATTTCTTCGGGGGAAGCTTGGGGACCCACACCGATAGTATAACGCCATGAAAAGCCCAACTGATGGTAGTTGCCCTTGTCTTGAGGTTCAATAATAAATCGGGAATCTTCAGCCAATACTAGAGCAGCCTCAGAAGCCGTGTAGTCGTGTCCGAAATCAAACGATAACTGGTCTTTAGCAGCCTGGGCGTTCTTTTCCTTATATGCGAGTTGTAAGCGAGCAGCCATCGCTTTGTTAAGATGTTCGCCAGTCTTGCGTCGTGGCCCAGGACCGAACATCCTGTTATAGAGAATACTCGTCTGCTCGTAGCCGTAAGAGTTATTTAAGCCCAATAGGTATTGTGGTACAAAGAGCGGGATCTTTTGCTCGCTGTAGACGAGATTACCCTCAGCCATGACGTCACTGATGTCGGGTTTAAACCAAAATTCGATGCCAGAGTCATCGTCATAGGTCACAAAGTGTTCCAACTCCATCTCGTTCATTTCTTGTTCGGCATGATCGAATGGAGATTTGGCTATAGATCCACGAGCAACTAAGCCGCGGCGGATCTTCTCTCGGTAACTTTGGTAATCAGAGTCGAATTCAAGGACTCTATCAATATAGTGGTCATATTCTTCAGCGCCGTCTCCGTCGGAAACGTGCTCGACATGTCGATTGGTTAATCTCACGACCAAATGAGCCGTAATCTTCTCGCTGGCGCCCTCCATCATCATAATGCGCCATTCCGTCTCTGGGTCTTCGCCCGGAAGTTCATGGGCAAGATCATCTATCTCTATCTCGCCTACAAACTCGCTGGCCTCGGAACCCCAGCTATTGGTAGGGATTTCTGCGTAGTCTAGTGGTCGCTCAGAGTCAGGTCCGTCTGTCGCTCTATAAAACCCGTTTTCTTCATAAAAACCGGGCCACCCAAGGTCCATTTCAAATTCAGCGTCACACGTCATGTACAGAAAAACACTACGCGGATCTCCGCCATGTTCTTCACCGCTCTCAACAGAACAGCCAACATCTGTGACGTCGAGTTCATTACGCGCGTCACGGAATCGAGACTCGATTTGCCCCACCTCTCGTTCGATCTCTTGTATCTTTTCTTCAATATCGTCAGCAAACTTGGCATAAGTGTGAGAAGCTAGATATTGGTTCATCTCCACGAAGCCCTCATAATCATTAGAGTGTTCGCCTGTTTCTTCTACCCGCTTGATCTCCATCTCGTCGATAAACCATCTGATGTGCGGCCATGTCTCGCTTGGTGGCGCGTCGTTAGAGCGGCCTTTGATCTGATAGAGGATCTCTTCATGGTCGTTCCAAGTCATTGTAACGTAGGAAGATGATTCGCGGCGCTTTCCTTTCTTCTTGCGGAGAGACACGAGTACGCCTCGACTGTCGGCGCCGCAGTGTCCCATGCGATCTGCCTCTATCGGACAATCTGAAGTTCCAAGATTATACCAATATGACCCATCGTCAAAAGTATGAAGGATCTGTTCGGGATCTTCTTTGTTTTCTAAATACCCCTGGGCCAGTTGGAGTAGTTCATAAATATCTATTTTGCCAGTATCATCTTCCCTGGCATCTTCTGCCAATTTATAGTTGGCGGAATCGTCATTTAAAAACGTGCCGATCTCGTCATAAATACGCCACCATTTAGCCCAGTGAGCTTCAAGGAACTCCTGTAGTGTTTCTTTGGTGTGTTCTACTTTTTCCGACGGGACGCCAACTTTACTGAGGGCCTTTTGGGCTTTCATGAAAGCCTTGCGCCAAGCTCCATAGGGCTTACTTACAACGTTCTTTAAGTTGCTGAGAATGAGCGTAATCTTCTTCTTTTTCTCAGGATCCAGATCGGGAGCGGCTAAATAGCTGCCGTACTCATCTGCGAGAGCCTCGACTAACTGGAATTGCGCGGCCTCCTGTGCAGCAGTGACCGCCGCTGAGGGCGCCCCTCTCAGTGCCGACGCTCCGGGACCAATTGAGGAGTTCTTCCACAGATTGCCTAATAACGTCTTCGCCTTTTCAGGAGCATTCGGAAGGGCGCTTTCGATACGGTCGATAACATACTCGGGCAAGCCAATGTCCCGCAGGCCTTCTGCTATCATCTCTGGGGCGGGCCCTAAGTCGGTGCCATGGCGGACTTCTTTAAGATACTTAAACCAATTGCTACTTGAAATACTCATTTAAACACACTCCTACCTAATAAATAGTTGTATATTTATGATTGGCGCCCATAATCATCTGCCAAGCGAACCACATCATCTAAATGAGGAGTACTTACCTCAATTACTTCGACAGTTCCCATGGGCGCCCCAAAACGATGAACCTGATGTGGGCTAACATGGAATGATTCGCCAGGATTGATGCGCGTTATCTTATTATCGGCATCGTAGTTGTACAGTGCCCCCTTAAGAACATAAAGAGACTCTTCTTTTACTTGATGGTACTGCTTAGAAAGCTGGCAGCCTGCGTTAATGTGCAGCAATTTGGCTGCATAGTTGTCGGTCAAGGCCCAAATGATTTCAAATCCCCAGGGCTTATCTATTCTTTGATTCATATTATCTCCATAAAAGTTGAATCCCAATTATCACAAAAGAAAGCAGGACACACATCATTGTGCGCGGCGTGAACGGGCTTTCATGTAAAAAATACCACGTTAAGAAGGGGAAAGTCACGTATGAGAGCCCAAATATGAGAAACCTTGGGCCCCAAATTTCATTCATTTCCGAATATGCTATTCTTACTCCATACCAGAAACACAGGGATGCCGGAATCGAGTAGATTGCAACAGTTAAAATAGGCTTATCTGCCCACCAGTTCCATACAAACTGTGAATTAATCTGAAACCATGCTAACATCTGCCCCAACGCAAACAGGCTGCATGCTAGCATCATTTTAGTGCTTATCAATTATCACTTCCTTGCACATGTGCTGATGTATGGTGGGCTTACCGAATTCATTAATCATAGTGATGCGCGAGTCCTTATAGTCTTCAAAAAGCTGTGGGCTGTAGTTGTACACCATTAAAACATTTGGGCCCAGTCCAGACCAAGCTTGGCGTATCTCTTTATGATCAATCAACGCCTCTTCAGGGCCAACGGGCTTGCCGTAGTCAAATAAATTAGAATGATAGCTGCCTGCATTCAGCACAGTGTAGCCGTCATGGTTGGTGAACTCTTTCCAGTTGACCGCGGGGTCTTCCATAAAATGGAAATCGAGGTTTGGGAGCTTCTTAAACGTCATGATGCGACTATAAGAAATAGCGTTCAGATATGTGGTGTCCAGGGGCCCCCGCGAAGCAAGTCCGAATTCAGACGCCGTGCTTAATACAAAGAATAGTGCGGCTCGGGCTGTGGGAGAAGGCCAGCGATGCCATGCATCCTGTAGCCTGTGGTAATCATCGAATTCGAACTGAAACGGCTTTGACAGTAGAAGCTCATATACTTCTCTTGAAGACTCCGATAAGACGTCCCAAAAGTTAAAGACCTCTTTCTGAGTTGTGTAGGCGTCTATTTTTCTTTCGCCGCAGTGCGCTAATGCCATCTCTACGTCTCCAGAATAAGCCCACAGAGTTTTTACTGCTGCATCTTCTGGAATTCGTCTATCAAGCTCAGTGATCACTCGGTGGGGATGTATCTTGTTCTTCAGTGGGGAGACCATTTTGAGCTATCAGTTCCTTAAAAGTGTTTAGTTTCTCAGAAAGCTCCCCCATCGTGCCGGTATGAGATGGCGATGTTGGAGTTTCTGTAAGTTCAGAGGCTTGATACGACAGATAGTGGCCGATGATATTCCCGACGTCTGCCAACATACAATCGATCTTGGCTAGCCTTCTTCTTGTCTCATCGATGCCAGTAGCGCATTCAAAAGTTAGAAGCTTAGACCCAGCTAAAGCAGTGGTTGCTTCCGTTGTACAATTCTGAAGGGCTTCGGCGGCGCGGGTTGATAGGCGCCCAACTTCAAATTCAAGATCTTCAAGATCAACTGTATATGTTAACGATACTCGCTTATTAGACATTTTATCCCCTCAGTAGCCCAGGACCATCGCGATGAATAAGCTCTTCAATGGCCGACGGTGCGCCGACAACAACAACCTCGGAGCCTGACTGTCCTCGATTAATTGTCAACTTAGAAAATCTGTGTTCTTCGTTTAAGCCTTCCTTAAGAAGCCCGTTTTGGTTTACTTCACGAAGGCGAAAATCTTCTCTAATCATTATTACTTGCGAAGGATTGATAAAAATCTCCCTCAAGGTATATTGTGGGTGCGCTGTAACAGCGCCACTACTACACACTTCTGTCAGTCTAACCAACATTTGCACTCTCCTGCTTGTCTGTGGTGTAAATAAAAATATCTCTAGCTCTGATGTACCAATAATGACCGTCGACGTAGACCATACGTCGATCAAGTCCGGGATCCTGGCAAGACGACTCAGAGTCATGGGGCGAAATATATAAGCCAGTTTTAGGCCTATCAGGCCGCCAGAACTTAACATCACCGCCGGTGGTCCGCCACAAGCGCGTAGCTTGCGGAATATGTAACAGATCTCCAGTTTTAAAGATGGGCGTCATAGTTAGTCTGTTTGGATGATTCCGTAGTTAGTGGTGATCAGCGTTCCTGCGCAGCTAGCTGCATTCTGGAGCGCCGTCAACGTGACCTTTACCGGATCAATGATCCCGGCGTCGAGCATGTTAATTAGCTCCCCAGTTCGAAAATCGACTCCCATGTTGTCATCGGCTGCCATGACATTGGCGGTAGCAATATCAGCCGAAATGCCGGCATTGGCAGCCATTTGACGCAAAGGCGCCTCGCAAGCACGTTGAACAACGGTTGCACCCAGCGCCTGATCATCGTTTGTGTCAAGTCCATCATTCGGAACAGACAGCGAACGACAGGCGCGAAGGAGGGCTGTACCGCCTCCAGGGACGACGCCCTGCTCCTGGGCCGAGCGCACTGCTTCGAGAGCATCCTCGATACGATGCTTGCGCTCGGTCATCTCCACCTCTGTTGAGCCGCCGACATGAATGACGGCAACACCCGATGAGAGCCTCACAATCCGATCCTGAAGGCGTTCACAAGCCTTTAGGTCATCGGTCTGCTCTATCTGTGCTTTAAGGGCTGAGATTGTATTCTCGACCGCTTCAAAGTCACAGGCGCCGCCGACTACCGTGGTGCTGTACTTGGAGCTTTCCACAAACTTGGCTGAGCCCAAATCACTCAGGCGCGTGTCTTTAAGCTTGCTGCCGCTTTCGCGCGTCACGAATGTCGCACCGATAGATAGCGCCAAATCTGATAATGTCTCTCGTCGCTCCTCGCCATAAGCGGGGGCTTTGATGCCTGCAATCTTTAGACTACCGCGCATTGCGTTCATGATCATGGCAGCTAGCGCCTGTCCTTCGATCTCCTCAGCGACAATAACGAGAGGACGCGACTCTCGCGCAACCATTTCAAGAACGGGAAGAATCTGTTCCACGTTGCTAATCTTGTGGTCTGTAACTAAGAATAGAGGATCGTCGTGATGCATAAAAGCTCTACGCTCGTCTGTGATAAAGGCGCCGGCGCAATAGCCCGAATTAAGCTTAAAGCCCTCGGTAACATCCAAAGTTGTGTCATGAGATCTAGACTCCTCAATAGTAATAGAGCCATCCTGACCCACACGGTCTACCGCTAGCGCGATAAGGTGACCAATGCTCTTGTCGTTATTGGCTGAAATAGTGGCGATGTGCTCGATATCTTCGGTGCTCATCACCGGCGTAGACATCCTGCTGAGATTGGACTTAACCTCTCGGACTGCCGTATCGATGCCTCTCTGAAGCTCAATAGGGGACACGCCTGAAACAATGATCCTCTGGGATTCGCGGAGAATCGCGCGGGCTAATACAATAGACGTGGTTGTGCCATCGCCGGCGGTGCTATTCGTCTCTGTCGCCGCTTGGCGCAGAATCTGGGCGCCGGCATTTTCGAACGGATCGTCCATAGCCACAAATGCTGCGACTGTCACGCCGTCCTTCGTAATAAAGGGCGGCTGGTTCTTTTCTTGCAAAAGAACATTGCGGCCTCTCGGACCTAGGGTTGAAGCCACATTGTCAGCTAAGACATCGGCTCCGTGGATAATCTTCTGTTGTAGAGTTTGATTATCATCATACGCTCTGCTCATTAAAACCTCACAGTTATATTGTTATTATAGTCGCTTATTGTATGAATGTCAAGTATTATTTTTGTTCTCTTAGAGGCCGGCAACCTTTCGGGCTTTTTCTGCCGCGGTCTCACCCGCTTCGGCGCCGGCTTTGGCCTCTTCCGGTCGTTCAAGCCCATGGGCAAAGAAAGAATTAAGTTTTGCCGACATTTTTGACATCTGGTCAAAGATAGAGAACACCTCATCCATTAATTGGCCGCGGGCAGATTCAAGGATCTGGACCACATATTTCGCACCAATTTGAAGTCGAGCAAATGGCGCACCGCCACCAAGAGCCTTGGTGGCCTGACGAGGGATAACCCAATGGAAGTTGCCCAAATAGCCTCTCGTGTTTTTAATGGCGAGCGCTTTTAATTCGGGGGTCAACGCTCCATACCATACGGCGGCCTCTTCGCCAGTCACCCACTCATCTACATTGGCAAGGAAAATAGCACGAGCATCGCGCTTGCGCAGCACCTCTTTCTTAAACTGCTTAAAGATAGAATCTATCTGATCTCTTACTACGTTGGCCTTCTGGGCATCGGGGTGACGAGCACGAGCACTAATCTCAGGATTAATAACAGATAGGATGGCCACCTTTAGATTACCCGCGGGTTTAGCCAAATCATTGGCAGACTGAGTTTTTTCAATCGTATCAATGTAACTACGAAGAACAGCGTCTTTGATGTTGACTATATCCTCATCGGTAAGCTCCAATTCTTTTAAGCCAGAAAGTTCAGTGTTGTCCAAGTAATCTGACCATAGACTAGACATTTCTGCTGAATCACTAGTGTCACTTCGCGTGGGAATGTTGGCGGCCCACTGAAGCGCCTCTGAGGACTCTCCTGTCTCCATATAGCGAGTAAGTGCGTTCATGAACGCCCGATTGGACATAATACAAGAGCGGCCCTTTGTTGTCTTTGAAAGAACGTCAAATAGATTTGCTCTTGTAATATCAAACTCGAAAAAGTTAATGTACCCTTCTTGCTCCACTCCTTCTCCAGATAATTCTTTAGTGCAAGCAATATAACGCATGGCGCCGCCGTCAAACTGAGGATTAGACTTCACCCAACTTTCCCATGCAGAGTTCGGCTCTATCAGGTCGTTGCTCAGATCATAGTAGCTGCCCCCGACTTCCAAACCAGCTTCAGCATACAGCTTGAGGCTGATGGGGGTTCTCTCACCATCAACCATGGCTGTAATATCAGCAATCGTGTTAGCGCCGGAGGCCGGAATCTGCTTGCCTTCCATGAGGGCAGCTAGAAATGCTTCGAAGTTAAAACCGGCAGCGGAAGCATTAAAGTTGGTAATTGCCATTGTAAGAGTCTTATAGAAAACCAAAAACGCCATAGCTTGCTGAATAAACTCGCGAGGATTCTCTTTAGGAATAGAGCCAATTCCTTCTTGCATGATGTTCGATACCGCATTTAGCTTATCATCAAATCCAGTACCAGGAATATTACGCAAATATTGCTCCAAAGCTGCTCGCTGTGAAGGCGGAGCATTTGGATCGTCGGACTTAGCATCGTCATCTGCGTTTGCCCACCCCAACTCCGAAATAGGAATCATCGGGATTTCTGATACATGGTAGGTACGAACAGATGGCTGGCCTGCTGTCCCTTCATTCAGTAGGGTTCGGGGATCCTCAATAGCTTCTTCGATCATCCTTATTAGGAACTCGGGAGTAAGCAGGGGCCGCTCCTCGTTCTTCTTGTCGTACTCTTCTTGTAAAATCTTATGTAAGTCTGACATGGGGGTTCCTTTTAAATTATGTGGTCTGCGATTCCGTATTCAACCGCTTCTTCTGCTGTTAAATAGGTATTAACTTTACTTTCTAATAGCTCTTTCAGCTTGGTGCTGGTAAGATCTGTCTCTTCAACCAAGCAACGACTGTATGATTCCTGCAATCTTTCCATTGCTCCCATTTCGTTTATCATGGTGTGGAGACTACCTGCGTTTCCGCCCATTACAGCGTGGATCATAACGCGGCAATTCTTTCCAACGTAGCGATGACCCTTGCTTCCGGCCGCGAGCAATAACACGCCAGCGGACATGACCTTTCCAAGACCAACCGTCTGGATTGGGGTTTCGGTGCGAATGACCCGCATAAGATCATATAGCGCGAACATATCGTCGGCATTCCCCCCATACGTGGAGAGGTAAAACATGATTGGGCGCCGGCGCTCAACAATCGGCTCTAGTGCGTTTACTTCATTCAAGTAAAGCATCGCGTGGCAGATTTCAGCGATCTTCTCAGCCTCAACCTCAGCGAAAAGCCCAATAACTCTTAGATCTGGTTCCTTCTTCTGCTGCAACAACATTGCCGCTATGGCTTCTGCTTGTGCTTCTGCCTGGGCATTATCATCTTCTCTTGTGATAATCTTCTTAATCTTCTTAATCATCGTCACTGACCTCCGGGTTTAAATAGCCAGTAGTAATTAGTCCCTTATTCTCCTCCAGAAACAGCATTCCCGATTTCCAATCTTTATAGGGCGCCATATGATGAAACATCTCAGGTTGCGACCCCAACAATGAGTGAATTGACTTTGTCTTAAATCTTTCGATTTCTTCTTCTAGATGGCGCTCATAAATGGAAACGTTTTCCTGAGACATGTCGCCCTTTTTAAGATCCTTTAGGAAAAGCTGGCGTGAATGCTCATAGGACTCTAGGGCGCGAGTTAAAAGATATAGACTGTAGAGGTGTCCAATCCCCAACATTGCAGTAACTTGGCGGCCGGCTAACAAATAATGAGCGACTCTGCATGTGAGGTATCCCAGCACAAATACCAGAAACATCATTAAAGCTTGCATAGTATCCCTAAAAAAATAACCACCGGCGATTGCCAGTGGTTATATATTAACACTCTCGTTTTACTTTGTCAACTACTTTGTTAATCTTTTCATGATGCGCTCAGCAAGCTGATCGACAACCTCTGCCTGACGTGTTCCCTTCTGAAGGCGGGCCGCAACACGGCGGGCGACCTCAGCAACAAGCTCATCGTCATTGGCATTAGCCTCGTAGCGCAGCCCACCCATACCGGGGGGATCTTCTTCTTCTACCTCGACGTCAGCGTCCATTTCGAGTTCACCTCCCTCTTCGCCAGTAGGCTCGGACATTTCGACGTCGTCTACGACAGCTAGTTCATCCTCTTCGGGGGCCATATCCAACTCACCCGCCTCTTCGTCGCCTTCAACAGCGACGTCAATACCGAGAACTTCCTGTGCTACCGCAGCAACCTGAGTCATGAACTCAGTAAACTTCTCCTCAAGGGCCGGGTCAGCGCCAGCATCGGCATCAAGTGCCATATCATCCATGGGAAGCTCCTCGGGAGCCTCCTCGGCATCGAGCGCCAGAGCGTCATCGGGCTCTCCCGGCAACTCATCACCACCAAAGGTGGCCTCTAGATCCTCGACCTCTTCGTCACCTGCCATCTCCTCTTCGACGGAAAACTTTCCCATCTCCTGGAGCCTGCGATCCCCGACGGGGCGCATGTTAGCTAGTGTCATAAAGCGGCGAAGTTCGTTTTCTGTTAACAAAGTCTTACGAGCCATTATAGTATCTCCTTAAAATCTCAACTCACAAATAAATAGTGCTTCCATTTCAAATAAGCCTAAAAATCGACGCCCATATCAAGTAAGTGCTTTTTTAACTTAGAAAACGCCTTTGTCTCAATCTGCTTTACTCTCGCGAAAGAGATGTGAAGCCGCTCAGCGATCTGCCTTAGCGTCATCGGGTTCTGATCGTTATTGTATATAGCTATGTACGTACAATTATGGTCTCCTTTATAGTCAATCCACATATCACAATCTTTAATAGGACACATGATGCTATGCTTCTGGCAATGTCGAGCGCACTTTGTGAGCCCATCGTTATTTTGTGTCATAGCTCTGGGTGCTCCTGCTCTATCAGATCGAAGATGTTCTCGACATCGTTCTCGCTCAGGCCCATGTCGTTTAGAAGTTCTGAGCCTCGATCGCGCATCTTCCTTGTTTTCTTTTTAAGACGGGTTGCTTGGGGGGTGACTTCATCTAAAAAGCTCTGGAAGGAGGGGTTATCGCCAACATATGCGGTGATCACTGTTCTGAAAAACTGGGACTGTTTAAAGCCATCGTGCTTAAGTTTTAAGATAAACTTAGCGTGTCGATGCTCATTCTCTGTAAACACTACTCGCTTATTTAGCTTACCGTAGTCTACCTCTAGTTTTGAATCTGCGTCCATTACCAACTCCTCGTTAAAATGTGGGTCCGGCTCTCGGACAGCCCCGATGTAGTCTGGCGCACAAACCTTGCCTTCACTTGAAGTTCTGCTATGTCGCGAGCACCGGAGTAAGAGAGTCCTGAACGGATCCCTCGCTCAATGTCCGCAAGAACAGCGCTCACGGGGCCGCGGTAAGGAACACGGGTCGCGACACCTTCGAAAGACGAGTACTTTCCTCGCCATTCGATTTGGGCCTCCTTGCTGGCCATGCCTCGATATGACTTCCATTGAAGACCGTCACTGTCCCTATAAATTGTGCCGGGGGTTTCGTCTGTGCCAGAAAGCATGGAACCGATCATTACTGCATCGGCGCCAGCGGCGAGGGCCTTCACCATGTCTCCTGAGTTCTTGATACCTCCGTCTGCGATAATCTTTACATCGCGATCTGTCTTGGCACACTCAAAGATTGTCTGAAGACCCGGCAGGCCATGGCCGGTCTGGACGCGAGTAGAACAGATGGAGCCGCCGCCGATGTTGCATCGGACGCTGTCTGCTCCCCAATCTGCGAGATCATTGACCCCTTCTAGGGTCGCAACGTTGCCGGCCATAATATGAACGGTGTCATCATATACGCTTCGGAGTGCTTGAAGGGCGTTCTTTGTCATCTGATGATGGCCGTGAGCCACGTCGATGCAGAGAAGTCGAATCCCCTCCTCGAATAGTGCAGCCGCTCGTTCCATAAAATCGCCGCCTACACCGATTGCCGCACCAATACGCGGAGCCTCAAGAACAGATCTATCTGCAAGGAATTTGTTTCCAAGTTCAGCCTGCTTTTCAATAGTATTATACCGGTGAAGGATCGCCAATCCGCCGCATGTTGCCATGGCAGATGCCATCGTATTCTCCGCGATAGTATCCATCGGAGAGGCAATAACTGGCAACTCAAGCGCTATTCCGCTTCCTAAATCGGCCGAGATATCAATTTCAGAACGACTTCTGATATCTGAATACTGCGGCTGCAATAACACATCATCATACGATAATGTAAGGTTCATACGCTCATGCATCGTCGTCGGCCTTCTTCTTCTTGCGAGTGGAGCGAGGCTTGCGGGCCACCTTCTTCTCTTCTTGCTCTAAGGCACGACGAAGAGTTGGCGACTGCTCGGGGTCCAACTTCTTGGGGGGCCCATCCGGCGGGGCTTCCACGGCGGGCGCGGGCTGCGGTTTATATCCCTGGTGTATAAGGCGATATGCATTTTCGCAAACCACAATGGCCTTCATGTGTTCAATCACCGTAGTGAGATAAGTGTTGCTGTTCAAAGATTCGATTGGGTTCTCAAAAAATAAGTCCACAATCGCCTTGTGCTCCATTATCTCGCTGCGCAGTCTCATAAGAGCAGCATCTACGAACTTTTGGCTATCCATTATTTCTGTCCTTCTATAAAGTTTCTGATATCTGTGGTGTGATACCACATCTGTTTGTGGGGCGTGGAGGGATCCTCTAATACACGGATCCGAGGCTTTAGTAGCCCCGTTTTTACAGATAGGATCGTCGGGACTCCATTAAGCTTAATGATCTCGTCCAGATTTTCAGTGTCTGCAATATTGAAAGCGAAGAAATGGACACCACCTCCGTCGTCGTATTCATCGGAAATATCCACGTAGGAGCCGTGCAGGGCGGAGCAGTAGTCACATGTATTTGAGTAAAACTTCACCACGCACAGTGCATCATCCTCGATGCGCTCCTTAAGGAGCTTTCGCAGGGCGCGTTCGGATATTCTGTCAACCGCCACTTGACTTCTCCTCCTTCTTCTTTGCCGGCGGCGGCGGGTTATCAACCAGGGACTGGAGCTTCTGACGCTCCTTGACAGCCCCCAGGCCTTCCCCAAGCCGCTGGTCGAGCAGAACTAGCTGCTCGCGGGGTGAGCGCGTAGCACGCTCTTCCTGCCGACGCTCAGCGTCCGCTCGGAGTTCGTCGCGATGGACGCGACCACGGTTAATCCTTCTCATCTAAAACCTCCTGTGTTTTTTTAATGCAATCAGGACAAAATAAAGTTACTGATTTCTTCTCTTCCCGGACCACTACTTTCCATGAGAATACCATATCTCGATTCTTCTTGTCAAATTCTTTTTGGCAGGCAGAGCAGCTATCTGGAAGATGTCCAAATAATGTAACCTTGTCCGCCATGGCTTGCTCTTGGTCTCCATGGCGGCGTCTTGATTCTGCTGCTCGGCGTTGCTTACGGTTCATCGGTTCATTGCGCCGAAGATTTGCGGACCTGCATAGCTGCCATCGAATACAATAACGGCCGATGGGAACGGCGCGGAGTTGGCGGAGTCACCGAACTTTAGTCGACCCTTGACGAAGTGAACTTCTGCGGCCTTCATCACGTAATCGTGCCAATAGCGCGTGTCTGTGCGTGCCGGGATTAGCATAACAACCCTGGTGTTGCTCGCGCGGGCAGTATTGTAGCTCTTCTCAATCCACTTATCAATACCTCGTCCATAGGGAGGATTAACGAACACTGTGTGACCTGACCAGTCCTGTGCTAATCCGTCGTCCTCTTCTGTGTAAAAGGTATCGCACTTGGCACTCGACTCATCAGCACAAGGATCCAAGGTGAATGGGCCAAATCGCCAATCTAACTTCTCAAAAAACTCTTGCGGTGTTGACCAAGTGCCAGTCTTAGAACTGAACATTAGTTTCTGTACGGTGCTATTCATCGGTACTCCCCAGGGCTCCATCGCCCCTGTTGCTAATAGTCATTGGGTAATCATATAAACTACCCTGTGTGCGCTCAGTAGCCCTAAAATGAACAACTGGCGTTAGCACTACCTGAGCGATCTTTGAGCCCGGCATGATGAACTGTGGCTCTCGACCAACATTGTGGAGGTTGATGAACACCTCTCCATCGTATCCAGAATCAACAACGCATGCGCCCACCAGAAGGCTTCTCTTGGCAGCATTGCCGGAACGGTTCTTCACCTCCAGCATGTACCCGTGAGGAACGCCGAACTTCAGACCAGTTCCAAGAATGACTGACTCACCTGGAGCTACATACTTTCCTGGCTTTACCTCAGCCGAAGGGCTGTAAAATACATCTAGTCCCGCGTCCGATGGATTTGCTCGCTCTGGTGTACGCGCACTCGCATGCACCTTCTTATACTCTAAGATCATGAAGACTCCTGCTGTCCGGTCAATAGGTTATAGTTGTCAATAACCTCCTCAAGGTTGAACTTACCCTTGTAAAGCCGATAAGCCTTTACGGCTGAACGAATCTCATCTGTGTTTAGCCAGCCGTTCTCCTTAAACTCGACTCGCAGTTCGCGCTTCTGCTCCTTGTAAGGCTCCATGGCCTCTTCGATTGCAACCAAAGAGCGAATGTACTCCTTGACGTAACGCTGCCTTTCTTCTTCTGACTTAGCCACAATATCTCCTGTGGTTGTGTTAATTGTTCTTTATTATAGCAAGGGCTCGGACGATTGTCAAGTCTTTATTCGACAGTCAGTCCAAATAACTGCTTAAGAAACCCTTTGATTAGCTCATCGCGGGCTGTGTCGTTTTCAGCCTCTGCGAAGAGATAGTTGTATGTTGTTCGCTGCTTTCCGATAATCTTTGACATTCGTTTGTTCTCTTTCTTCATCCATCTTATTTGTTCATTATAGTTCTTTGGCAACTCAATGTCAAGCTCTTCTGCCAATTCTATCAATTTAAAATACTTCTGGAAGTCTAGGGCTTCTTTAGCTTCTTTAAACTTGGACTCATAGTCTTGGCGAGTTTCTTCATCTTGCGCTTTGTCGGGGTGAATCTTTGTAGCGATCATCTTAAACAATTTAGCAAATGAATCATGTATATCTATGTCTTCTATTTCTGGCGGATCTTCTGAGGACGGTTCAGAGAGGGAACCAACCATCAGTTCGCCGGCGCCAGGGGGCGGGCGGGCGGCAGGATCCTCGCCTTCCTCAGTCGGCGTATCTTTCTTAATGCCGTATGCCTCATCAATGCGCTCTCGGTGTTTGTCGTTAAGAGCGCGAATGTCAATGCTGCGTTCAGCACAAAACCTCTCGTAATATTCTTGGAAGGCTGTGTTGGTTTTTGTCGTGATCTCTTTTAACAGCCCCGACTCCTCATGTAGGAAGCGAAGCTCATTAACCACTCTCTTCCAGCGAAGCCGGGTTGTGATAGACATACACTAAATAGTTCTACTTAAAGTCGAACTTGACGCTAGCACTAATTTTCATTTCAGGCACATGAGTATGGTTGGCGAGGTTGTGCTTTCTGCACTCATCGACTTCTAGAAACCAATCGGCGTGACCTTTATCGTGAACAATATCTAAGAAATGATCCTTATGGTGGCCACAGTTTTCAGCCATCATAGTATAGATCTTTTTATTCAAACGAGAAGTCTCTTCAGCAGATGCCTGGATCTCTTCTACTTTGCCCCAACTCATAGAACTAACATCATGGATCATAACAGTGGCGTCAGGGTCCATATAGCGATGACCTTCCGCGCCAAAGCTAAACAAAATGGCCCCACAGGACATCGCTTTTCCTTGGACAATGGTGGCGACCGGAATTTTAGAATGCCTAATATCAGATATCATAGACATTAAACTATACACCTGCCCACCATAACTATCGATAACCACTGGAACGATGGGTTGCCCTGAATTCTGGGCCTTGTTTATCGAGTTGGAGAACTCTTTTGCGGCTACTTCATCAAATTTCCTCACGCGGATTACGATTGGTAAATCATCTACAAGTTCTTTCTCTTTTAATAGCGGACTAAAGTATTTAATGACATTCATGATTCTGATCTCCTGTAAGTTACATAGTGCTGTGGTTATCCTAACAGTCTAAATGTTTTACCAATCGCATATGTGGAAAACCCCCAATTTTCGTCATACCGAAGGCGTGCCATATAAGGTCGGTTAATAAAGATCTTGTCTTTGTGGGGTTTAATCCCCCAACATCGGATACGAGTGAGTTCGTTATTGGAGTCGATGGTCTCCACAATCCAATATAGCTTTCCATTCTTTGTCTTGCGCTCAATAATCTTTCGAGGAATAAACCAGCATAGCTCAAGTGCCTGATCGAACTCCGAAATAGGAGGCACAAACTTTTCCTTGAGTCGGCCGACCGTTTCCGGGCTAATAACTAGATTAATGGGGAATACTCCAGTCAGATCGGCCTTAAACTGAATGATGTCAGAGGGGCTAAAGTCGCCTTCTGGTCGATATGTCTCGATATTCTCCGCAAGCCGTTTGGGGTTCTTTGGACGATCAACAACGCATGCTGACCAGAAGTGTTTCATTCCACTGAACCGCTCGTCCTTCAAGGCATCCAATGCCCCTCCTCGACACAAGGCGTCGAGACACTTCTTATTTAGCTTGCTGTAAATGATTTCTTCGTGAAATAGAAGCTCTTCAGCAGTATTAAAGGGTCGATTATTGAGAACTTGTTCGATAGCAGAGTCTCCAAAGCCCTTGATGGAAGTCAGCGGCTGGATTAACGTACTATCATCATCGCTGATCTCCCATACTGTACCGGACTTGTTAATGTCCAGAGGGGCGATCTTAAACCCAAATCGCCTAGCAATGTTGATCGCCTTTTCCTTTCGGCTCTCGGGCTCCTTATCGAGAAAAGCAGCCATCCATTCCGCTGGATACTTGTGCCAAAGCCAAGCACACTGATAGGAGATAAGAGAATAGCTGACAGCGTGTGACTTGTTAAAGCCGTATCCAGAGAAGTATTCGAACTTGTCCCATAGATTCTGTGCAGCATCTCTACTGATGCCCTTATCAAGACACCCTGCAATAAACTTATCGTGCAGCCTGCCCTTTACACTATTCTTGCCAGTCCCCTTCTTCGTCAAGACCTTTCGGAGCATGTTGCCCTCGTCAAGAGTAAGTCCACCAAGCTTGTGGCCGAGAAGAGCAATCTGCTCCTGGAAGATCAGGAATCCGAAAGTCTCGCCCGTGACCTCTTGCACTTCATCCGATAGGTACTGAATGTAGTGCGGGCTCTCCTTCGCCTCGACATACTCTTCGTGGACATCCGCAGATAGCGGGCCGGGACGATAGATAGAAGTGATGGCGGAAATATCAATGATGTTTCGCGGCTTCACTCGGGTGCAGAACTTTTGCGCACCTTCCTCTGTAAACTGGAAGACCCCTGCCCACTTTCCAGTATGGAAGACGTCCTCATACACAGCCTGTTCTTCTAGATCAATAACATCAGGGTGCAGGTTTTCCTCATAATACTCGCGGATCTGCGTAAATGTAGGCGCTTCGATCCCATGGTGGCGGCGCAGAATGTGTTCAATCGCACCCTCCATCATCTTAAGAGTTGACAAACCAAGCAAATCAAACTTGATGAACCCCATCGGCTCAAGATGTCGGACGTTCTGCCCTTCTGCCCATGGAGCTTGTCGAACTCCGCCTGAGTTAATCAAGGGCATGTTTTCATCGAGGTTCTCTGCAATCACAACACCGCCGGCATGACGAGAGCACGAGCGCACCTGCCCTACAAGGCCCTCGACGTGAGCCTTAACCACGGGATACTTGTTCAGGTATGCCTGGAGCGATGAGGAAAATTCCATTACCTCCTCCCATGTGGGAACATAGACGCCGGCCTTGATGCCATGCTTCTTCTTTGCAGACGGCGTGGCTTCGCGGATCATCACGGAAGTAACCGTGTTCGCCTCTGTGAAAGGGATCTCATAGAACTTGGAGATATCCTTAATAAGACTACGTAGCTGTAGTGTGTTCCAGTTAGAAATCGGCGCAACACAATCCTCTCCCCACATCTCAACAAGCTTCTCTTTTAGAAGCATGCTGTCGGAGATATCATAGTCGATGTCTGGGTAATCGGTAGCATCGGAGCGCAAGAAGCGGGAGAACAGCAGTCCGTACTTGATCGGATCCACCTGCGTAATTCCCAGCGCATATGCCACCAGAGAGCCGGCGGCTGAGCCGCGGCCTGGGCCGGTCAGCATCATCTCGTGCGCAGTGTCGGCAATCGCCTTCATTGTGAGGAAGTACTTTGAGAAGCCACGATCATCGATAACATTCAATTCGTGCTTAAGGCGGTCCAGATACTCCTGGTTCTCGTTTAGCCCCTTGGAGCGTAGACCCTCCAGGGCATAGTTTACGAGCGCTTGTGTGGCTGTATGGCCGGCAGGAACGACAAAGTCTGGCAGGCGGACAGTGTTGTCCGGCAGAAAGTCTTCAATTTGATCGAAAGCGATTCTGTGGGTCTCCTCGATGGACTCTCGCACGATCTCATCGTCATATTCTACATTCGCGGCGGCGGCGTACTTCTTATAGCTCTCCCACATCTGATCGCCATTCTTGGGATATAGCTCATAGCCAACTTCGTCAACGTTGATCGGTAGCTCTGAGGACATATATGGAGGGAGACCTCCCTTGCCGAGCCAGCCAAGGCGCATATATAGCTCTCGGTCCTTCCACGCCTCTGGGGACGGATAGTGAGAATCAGCCGTCGTAATCAACTTCAGCCCGAATTCCTTGGCGATCTGGATGATATACTGATTTAAGGCGTGCTGCTCTGGAACATTGTTCCATTGTAGTTCAGCATACCAGCGATCTCCAAAGATATCAACCATTTGGCGGGTGGTCTCCCGCATAGCGTTAAGGACCGCTTCATCGCCGGCCTCACAATTCTCCCAATAGTTCCCAGCATATACGCCACCAAGGCACGCGCTGGAGGCGATGACTCCTTCGTTATACTTCTTCAGGAGTGCGTAGTCAATACGAGGATAGCGATAGAAGTTCTCGGGCTGGTAAGACTCAGACACCAGCTTAAACAAGTTGTTTAGCCCTTTCTGATTCTGCGCCAGAAGAACGAGGTGTCGGCGGCGCCGAAGAATATCCTGTGTCTTCTTGGAAGAGCCCTCGTCTTCCACTGTGGCGCCGGACTGGCCCTCCTTCTTAATAGAGCGGGCCCGCTTCTTGTCTTCCATGGCCGCGGCATATTCACTGCGCCACTCGTCCAGCGATGGCAAGAAATAAGCTTCGCAGCCAAAGATCGGCTTGAACTCCTTTCCTTCAGCCCTCATCTTCTTGGCATGAAGCACTTGTCCTGCCAAAGCATTCATGTTCCCGTGATCGGTGACTGCTAGAGCCTCCCCACCGTTCTGGTAACAAAATGACATATGGTCTTTTGGGTAGCCAATGGCATCAAAAATGCTACCCGCGACGGTGTGTGCGTGGAGTCCGACAAATTTAAGCTGCGACGTGGTTCTCGCCATTAAAACCCTCCAAGGTTTTTGATTGTTTATGTACTATAGCACAGGTGCTAGCAAATGGCAAGTACTAAATATCAGTTTCTTTTAAAGGCTCAAGATTGTAGAATCGTGGTTTATAAATTTCACGATAGGGAGGCACCGCTACGTGGTCTGATGCCATATAGGCGCGGTACTGCTCCCATTCTCGAATATCATAAAACCAGTCTAGCTCATGTGTCTGTATCTTCTGATTCAGATTCCACTTCGCGAATACTGTTGATAGATCGAAGTATCTCGCTGACCACCTCTCGCTGAGAGGGCGCTTCACGCTCGGTAATTGGCCGGGTGAAGGGGGTAAATATTCCCTTGTTGTTATCTTGTTTACGTTCCGACGACATTGTAAGTAATCTTCTCCTTTCATGGTAAAACTGATCGGGAGATTGTCCATCACAGTCTGATTTTTATAGGTCAATGAAAAGTTGTTATTAGCATCCTGTATCTGGGGTCTGAGTTCTCGTAGGATACGATAATCATAAACCGACATCGGGAAGGCAATAAAATACTTTTCTGGAATTATCCATCGAGAGATTTTGTAAGACACAAACCAAGATGAATAAATCCCGTGCAACACAGACCAGCCATACGAATTTCGTCTGTCTAGGTCCTTGGGATGCACCGGAGTGTAATAAATAGGTACTTCTTTGCGTACATTCGAATAAAACTTAGTAAAATCTCGTTTATAATATACGGGATCATGCACCCATTCTCCGACTGCCTTTTTGACAAGAGGGGCCACATCGTTATTTGCGACGATCCATATTGTCTTGCAACCGGCCATAGCGCAAGACATAACAGCGTTTTGAATAGCTGTATAGTCGGGCGCTAACAGCGTCAATACGTCAGGCGTAATTGAGCTATAATCAGTTTCTAACTGAGCAACTGGAACAATTCCTGCTAAATGCATTAAAGATATCCTATAGTGCGTTGGTGATTCGCCTTATTTTCCGATAGGCTTTCGATAAGCGTTCCTTCGCTCTCTGTCGCAATCCTAATCTTGGGTGACGAGCTTCGATACGTTCGATGCGCCGGCTCCAGTCGTCGGGAGATATATGATGTTCTAAATTTATAATATTTTGGGTTTCCATTTTTTCCGTATCCATTAAAAAGCCCCTTCATCCCCCTTGCTTCCATCTCGTGGACTAGTTTAAATCGCGCCGTGGTCTCTGAATAGTCAAAATCTTCTATCTGAGAATGCTGCAATCTGGATACCACGCACGCATCTTTCACTAGTGTTTCCCCATCAATTCTATCTGAAGAGTAAAACCACACCTCCTCAACAAACTTATCGTCAGTTAAGATATAGTCGATTTCGTGCTTGCCGCCGCGATTAAAAGCTATCCAATCATAACACGTATAGGAAGGTTCGTCAACCGCTTCTTCAGTTAAAAAATCGAGACAACCGCGATCTCCAAAATAGTGACACTTATCAAATTCTACTTCCAACAATTTAGCGTACTCGTCTGAGAATATAAAACGATCGTCCGATAATCGTATCGAAGAACAAATATTAGTTAGGGGCACTTGCCCGGACAGGGACATTAGAAAAAGAAGACGTTCCCAGAGTTCACTCTTGGCTACCCCTACGATCTTGTCGGAGCCAAAGCTTTTCAATTCCCGACGAACAGGGGTGAGTTTAACGCTCGATAAATCGATATCCGGCGAGAAGTAATCGAACCGGAAAGGTCGGTAAGGAGCGCTATAAAACAAAGGTAGCTCATTTATGAATGCATACAAAACCGCCGCCAATGAACTGCCTACTACAATCTCTTCACGCCCTATCCTCATTTAATCATCTCTACCAGGATCCCTAAGACTGCCCAAACCGGGTAGTGTACGTAGCTAATAATTCCTCTATAATGTAGATTATCGGGCAGGTATCGGTAATCCCAAATTCGAACGCGGCGTGAAAGCGCAATATTTCCCACTACAAGTTCTACAAGCCAAATGCACAACGGATAAGTCAGGTAGCGTACATAATTATTAGGCAGCGCCCATTGAACTATATCAAAACCATACGTCAACCCTAGGGCATAAATGGGGAACATTAATAAAGATGTGTGACCAACCAGATTGCGTTTATTAGAGAAGATATATTGTCGGCTAGCTGTAAACAGAACCTCCATGAGAAGCCCGAATGAGCCCCAAAATATCATCTCATTCACTGCTCGCATTTCTTACTCCTTCAAGTTGGCAGCTAAGGTAATCTTACAAATGTGCTCAAGCCTCTCGATATGCTCGAAAGCCTCCCAAGGGCTAGCGCCAATAGCGCATACTCCATGTTGGGCCTGTCCCACGATATCGTATATGACGTTCTCTCCACCGTCGGTCATGTGAACGAACGTATGCTGCGCCAATTCGGGGCTAATTGCCGGCAAAACAGGTACATTGGGGGCGACACGAGTATAGCGATAAATCTCTGGAAACTTCTTCGCCAATTCGTTCAAGTCATAGCCCCTCATCATTGCGGCAATCGTGTAGGTGGGGTGAAGATGAACCACCGAACATGTTCTACGGTGGCTGTTTTGGAGAAGCCAGTGCATTTCAAGTTCACCTGAAGCCTTTTTTGTTGCCTTAAGCTCTCCGTTCACGATGGGGATGCGCAGGATTGTCTCAGGATAGATAATGTTCTTTCTTACTCCTGTAGGGGTGATATATAACGTGTTCTTCTCCATTCGCTTTACGGAACAGTTGCCGTCTCTTGTAGTGATCCAATTGCGCCTGTACGCCTCTCGCATCACGTCGCCCATTGCAGTAATCATTTCTTACTCCTCCTTGATATCAGTATGGCATTAGGGTTATGCTCAAAATCTCTACATAGTTCGATCTTGAGAGTGTTTCCCTTCTTCCACTTAAGTTTCTTTAAAAGTTCTTCGGGAATAACGATGATATTATCGCCGGCGAGACCTTGGATCTTAACCTTCATTCTACCCCCCAATCACAATCGCACGGATCGCACCCACAAGCGATACAAGCACGGACAGCATATTCAAAGTTAACAGTCGCCTCGTTCGTTCTGAATTTGGCCGCACCATTTCTAAGATGAAATCTTTCAGCCATCTCTGTTTGTGGAGAAAGTGTGACGACACGCTGGATGTTTTTTAACATAGTCTTGGCAAACCACAGCACTTCGTTGATCATCTCTCGGCCGGCACCCTTTTCAAAGCTCCATACGGAATACGGCACGACTACAGTGCCGTCGCTATCCGTCATTGCCTCTAGTTCTTGCAAATTGCGAGGAACATCCGTGGTAATAGCAAGGCACATAAATGCCTTCCATTTACCATCAGCCCCTTTGAGTCCGAAAACCTCTCGGCCCTGTGCTGTCTTAAACTCAGCGCCAAGGGTGGGGTGAATTGGATCCGAATCTCGCCAAAGCTCGGGCTCACTGGTTACTGTTTGAACACAATATTTCATTCTTCGTTCTCCTCAAATGGCGTCATGGCCGCCCTCATTCCGTCAATACCGCGCTCCCAACAGTAGAATAGCCAACCGATGGTTCCAAGTTCTTGGATCTCATCTATGTTCTTTTCTTCACCCCATTTCTTATTTTTCCAGTCATAGTCGCTCACTGAGAATGCCTTTATGCGTAGTTTTAGGTCATCGTTTTCGCGAAAGAATTCCTGAAAGATTCCTTTGTATCTGGATGAACTAAACTTTCCACTTGCCCACACCTCGTCGCCGGGTTGGAGGCCGTGTAAGTAAAAGTCTTTTGAAACCTCAATCATTCTTCGCCTCTAATCCTACGATAAGCACCCACAGTCACAGGGAATAGACCCGTAGCAATCTCCAAGCAAGCCTCGGCAACCTTTTGGATCTCCCATTGTGCCCCTTCGTGTGTGCGAAGGTCAATGAACTTCAAGAGGTTGGACAGATTGACTGTGCCGTAGTATTCGGTGTAGAGGTTCTGTGGTAGAACTCCACGGGCTTGTTCTCGGCAAACGCCGGCTTCGATGAGATCGTTAAAAGTGCTCAATGCAACACTGTGCATCCTCTTTACAACAACTGCTGCTGGGTCAGAAGCAGAAGGAATAATTGGATTAATCAACTCTTCTGCGTTGGAGGCTTGTCGGTTGCTCTTGTGTTGTGTTCTGAAAGCCTTTGGCTCATAGAATCGGAGATCCACATCAGTATACCGCCGGGATATCTCATTATACGACCAAGTGCGATGGCGGTGATGCTGACTACGCACAAATAGAGGAACACAAAACTTAAATGTAACACCACAATGCTCCAATGTTGATGTGTGACGATGCTGGATAAGATATTCGATAAGCTTCCTATCGCGGTCGTCGAGTTCTTCCTTCATTCTTCCAAAAGAGACCCTGGCTGCATTTACAACCGACTTGTCGCTGCCATAGCTTTCAACAAGCTGGACTCTGCCAATTCCATCACCATATAGATAAATGGCGTTATTTTCTGTTTCGTGATTCACTGTTCCTCTGGGGTGTTGCTGTAGGTTTTCCAATCAAGCCAAAATCCGGCTGCGACCGCAGCGTGCATTAGCACTGAACTTGATATTTCTATTATATCACGGTAGTCGTGGAGATGCAAGTGAATATGACCAACAATCCAAAAAGGAATCGCGAATTGCTGGCTATACCATACTAAGAAAAACTTGCTAAACTCTCGCAGATTACTCATCTTCTTCGGCAACGATTTCTGCCAGAAGTTCTTTAATGTCCAAACCGGCGCAGTCTATCTTCTTTTTACTGACATGATAATGACTAACAACGCCATTAAAGTTGCCGTAAAGGGCATCCTGATGATATCTGGTGCCCGTCTTTCCAGTCTGACTGAGAGGTGTCTTGTACTCTACGCCGGCTGCGTTGTGAACGGCTTTCCAAAGCGCCTTGGCGGCCTCGATCTGCTCGGGATAGAATCCCAAAAACGGTTCTAGCTTCTCGGAGTGGACCCAGGCGTCTTCAACAAGGGGGCGTTTGCCAAATCCATTTTTCACGTACCAGTCCTGGTACTTGGGGTAATAGGCGTTTGTTATTTCTACGCCGACAGAGGCGCGGTTAGCACGGGCATGCCCGGCATGCCATGCGCCATGCTGCATGTCGAGAGTCTGATAGATCGTACCATCATTGTCAATGAGGAAGTGGACAGAAATGCCTCTTTTGTTCAAAACGCGAGCGCATGACTTAGAGCTTAAGCACGCATCCCAATGGTTGACAAAAAGGCGAATATTCCTCTTCGGGCGGCCGGTATAATCGTAATAGGAACCGGGGTCTGCTTTAAGTCCGCCTTCATCGGTCCAGAGAACAACCTTTTCCCACTCAATAGGGCAAAAATCGCCATGGTAAATTATGAAATTGGAGTATTTCGGTTCTTCATCGACCGTATTAGTAACAGCCTCCTGCCTCTCGGTCCAGATGCGACGAAAAGTAGTGGGACCACAAAGTCCATCAGCCATAAGGTTGCGAAACTTCTGCCATTTTTTGATTGCACGCACTAAATTCTCATCAAAATGTTTTTCCCCAAACCAAGAGGGCTCCCATCCTAACTTTGCTGCCGAGGCCTGATTGTAAAAACTCTTGTCGATCCCCATAAATTAATATAGCCCGGTCGATGACGCTCTTTAGGGCTTCCTATAGTGTGCCTAGAATGTAATTATCAAGAACTAAGGTAAATAGTTCGTTATTAACATTAATTTCCTCAACCATGGATTTATCCACCACCACCTTAGAACCGCTCGCAATAGGAAACCGAACGTCTGTGGCGGCGTCTACTACTACGGCTGTGATGTGTCGCTCTTCCTTTGTCTTATAATCATCAGGAAGCACGATCCCGGTCTCGGTCGTGTTTTCGGGGATGTCGGGTAACCTAATCCACACATATCTATTAACTGGCTTAAACATATTCTCTATCCTTTTGGTTAGTGTTGTTAGATTTTATATCTCGCAAGATTCGCCATCACAAAACTTTGTACCGGCGCCGCCTTCTTCTGTCATAAATCTCCGAATCGGAGTGATGTCTTGAATAAGCTCCTCATACTGTTCCTTCGTGATCGGCTCATACGGCGCCTGCTTGTATCCTGTGTCCTTGTATCGTAAGAAAGAAACGGCCTTGAGGCGTGATTCGTACATTTCCAGCGCATTCTTAATCTGGGGAGCCTCAGCATCATTGAACGTCACTGTGACAGAGACTGAATTGTCTGCCCAGTAGTGCTGATACTGTGCTGCGATTTCTAGCTGCTCCCACATCGACACGTCTTTCTTGCTCTTAGTGAAAAACGGCTCATGAACCGGGAATTCAACACAAACTGTATTAGGTGAGTAGGCGTCTTCCTCAGTTTTATAACCAGCCTCTGACAAAGGAGCCAGAAGTTCCGAATCTTTTGAAAACCGAATTCTCCTGATATAGTACTCGGACTCTGGGAAGTGGATTCCGGGGGTAGACCCGTTAAGCAGCGAAACAGTGCCGGAAGGCTTGATCGAGGTCATTCTGACTGATTTCGGGATGCATAGCCAATTGGAGTAATATTCATCTAGCTTCTGCACATATTCATATGCTGTGTCGCTCCACTTCAGCACCTGACGGCGGCCGAACTTATTAAATGCCTGAACAACTCCCGACTGTGACAGTCCGATCCGGCGATTCTTAAGCATCTTAGCGTTAGTTTCAGGCCAGTGAGTATTGGACAATGTAATGGTTTTCCCATACAGGTACGCAATCTTCAAAGTTTTTAGATAGTCCTCATAATCATCATGCTTTGCTGGAAAGGTCTCGACTAAGCAACACAATTCGGCATCTTCAAGCTGCTGCTCAACGCAAGGATTAAACCCAGCAACATTAATATCGTCTAAACGAGTACCGTCCTTAAATCGGCCCTTGGTACGCGCATTGTTAAGCCAAATGTACCCAGGTTCTCCATTCTTCTGTGACTGCTCGGCATGCCATTCATAGTCCATTCCGACCGCGGCATTGCATGAGTTGTTAGAGCCCCAACGATGATGGTATAGCTTCTCGTCATCGTTCTTCATTTGTAGATATTCTTTATCGCCATGGCGGCCCATAGCGAGTGCCGCGGAACGACGAACATTGCCGGCAACAACACATCGACCGATAAGATTCTCAGTATCTACGATGTCTATGGATGTGATAGGCTCACCGATCTTGGAGGAGTATAGCTCTGTGAGGCTTTGATGTAGTTCCTTAAGAGGTCCATGTCCGCTAGAGGTTCCCCCAAAGCCGCGGATAAGAGCGCCGAGTGGGCGAATGGCCGAATAGTCGAACTTTGGCACCTTGCCGCCGAAAATAAACCCATCAAGCAGCATGTGGACAGAGTCGACCCAACCTTCGCGAGAATCATCAATAACAAGAACATCATTAGTGTACTGCGGTTCCCGAATGGTAATACTTCCTTCACCCTCGGTATCGAACCCGACACCGATGCCTAGCATGAGCGCATCCATCATCCATGCAAATAGATAACCACCCTTGGTACTAAGATCCTTAGTGGAACGAAACGCACAATTAAAAAGACCAGCAGCAGTACGCTCTTCAACAAACTTAGTGCCCATCATCCACAGGCCGCGGCCGGGAGGGGTCCACTTCAAGCTGAACAGCCTGTCGTAAGCATCCTTAGCTGTCGCCTGGGCCTTTGCGTCATTCCATTCCAGACCCAGCAGGAAGACGTGTTGCTTTTGCATATCGAACATTCCCTCAATAACACGCCGGCAAGTTTGCCACCATTCTTCAGTGCCGGGGGCGTCTGTTTCAAATTCGCTCAACCTGCGGGCATATGTCCGCTTAAACGTAACATAGCCAAGGGGGCCCCAAGGCACCTCAGAGACCGTGTAGGGCTCTATAAAAGTATCTGATAATCTAAAGCGCCGAATATTGTTAAGTGTTCTCATTTTTATTTCCTTTTAAGTTTGCTGTATTTGTCTTTCAAAAGCTGCTTCTGCAATCCAGGACCCAGAGGTGGCGGAGGGGCACCAGCATTTGTTGAGGTCTGCGAGCCCGGAGGAGGTGACGGCATAATCTTGATGTTCACATTAGATGTGTCCATAAAGATATTATACACCATTCCGTCGGGGCCATTTCTATTTTTTGCAATAAACATCTTGCCTTGGTTGTTCTGCTTATCTTCAATCGTTCGCGAGATGGAAAAAATGAAGTCCGCCACAAAACACTTACTGAAGGCCTCAGAAATTTGCTCCATCGTAATCACTTCCGCATTCAAGCCGGAGCGATTAGTCTGAGAGGCCGTCCAGATTGGGCATTTAAATTCAGTCGCAATAGCGCGTAGCTCTTCATAAATAGATTCCAATTCGCTTCTTTTCTCTTTTCTCACTACAACTGGCTTCAGCAAATCTCCATAGTCCACAATGATCATTCCAGGGTTTATTCCTCTCTTTTCGAGCCTTGAGAGATGCGTGCGAATGGTATTAGTTGATGCGGATTTTGTAGGGTACTCCTTGATAATCAGCGAACCATCGATATCCTTAATCTCTTCATAAACCTCGTCTTTAAAATTAATCACGTCCGAAAGTGGATAGCCGGTAATACAACTATCGTATCGCGTGGCGATTACGGTCTCTTGAAGTTCTAAAGTATAGTGGACAACTGTTTTTCCTTCCTTTACTCCTTGGGCGCCAAGATGCACCAAAGCCATTGACTTACCAGCGCCAGTTGGGGCGATAACAACACCCAACTCGCCTTTTCCAAGTCCGCCGCCGCAGAGCTTGTCGATCTCTGTCCAACCTGTCGTACACGGGAGTCGATACTTTGGGATAAAACGAGCTTCAAAATCAGCCATATAGTCATAGCCAAAGTTGTTGTCTGAGCCCAGCTTAAGTGCGTCGTTGATAACTGTGGAGATCTCGTCAAAAGAACAATTCTGAAGCAACCCAACCGACTTGAGCATCGCTTCCTTCAGGTTTTGCTTCCTGCAAAAATCGAGAGAGGTTTCCTTGATAAACTCAATATCAGTCATCTCTCGCTTATGGATGCGAAGAAAATACTCACGCACCTGCTGCTGCAACACCTCTTCTTCTTCGTCTAGTCCTGTCTTAAGGAGAGTGGCCACCGCCTCCACCGAGGGGTGTCGGTTGTAGCGATCTCGATAGTCTACGATCTGCTTAAGGAAGATTCTTAGATAGTCTAGCTCTAGAAAGTCGCGATCTAAGACCTCAGTGATCTGATCTGCGAACGGTCTATCTTCATAAATCAGTTGAACTAGCCCTTCTTGGAAGGATTTTCCGTACCTTCCGAGGCCGGCCTCCGATGCTTTCATTTATGCCCTCACTGTGTATTCTGTCTTACTCTAATTATACTCTATCCACTCTAGAAGTCAATCTAAAAGATATAAGTTTTAACTATTGACATTGGAGTTGCTGCTTACAATCCGGTTGAGATTTGTCCTCAAATCTTCGAGATTTAGTTCACCAAACCCGTCTTCTGTCATAAGACGGATGATGTCTGTTCGGTTGAAATCAAACTCAAAGTTTTCTACTGCATTCTTAACAAACTGCTTGTCTCGAATCGACATCTGTGGAGCATATAGCTGCATCATCTTGTAGTTGTGACGAATGAGGTCATGACTTTCGCTCACATTAGCGTAAAACTTAAGATTACTATCTTCTAACTTTTCCTCACAATAATCGATTACCTCGTCAATTGTGATAGTCTCCTCGCTGGCCAAAAAGCCAAGGCGCTTTGCAACTGTCGCAAAGCCAGCACCTCGGACACCAGGAAGATTGTCTGAGGCATCTCCGATAATAGCGCGAGCGAGCGCCATGTTTGTAGGGTGAACCCCTACAGATTCCAAGATCCGTGTAGTGTTCAAGATCTCGTCCTTCGTGGGGCGCCAAAGCACCGTCTCCTCATCGCACAACTGCATAAAATCCTTATCGTTAGAAACGATGATCTTCTGCCAGCCATCGTAATAAGGAAGCCGCGTAGTGTAAGAAATTACATCATCCGCCTCAATCTCTGGCAGCATAATCTGGATAATCGGCATGTTGTTGAGATATTCGATTGTACGAGACTGTTGCCAGATCTTATTAAGCATCTGCTCGTCATCTGTCAAATTCTGGTACGCACGATTAAGGCGCAGCGGCTTCCTGCCGGCCTTATAGCCCTTATCCATGATCTTGCGCTTAGCTGAGCCATTGGGTCCATCCCAGACAACCATGATCTGGTCGGGGCGGGTCATCCGTACAAGCTTCTGCAAGATCTTAATAAAGCCCTTGAGTCCGCCGATTGGCTGGCCATTAGTCGAAAGGCTTGGGTCTACGATATAAGCTCGTAGGTATGCGTTTAGTGCATCAACAATTAGTAGTCGTTTCATTGGTTCTCCACCATGTTGGGGGGTTGATTTTCCATGTAGCAAAGCTGGACTTCTCGCCATGGTAGTAAGCTCTGTAAGCTTTGACTGCGTTCTCATCTTTATATTCCTCTGGCATTGCTTGCGCAAATGGTGTTGGTTCTTGTGTGTTAAAATTCATTTCTAGGTGGTCGCAGTAATCGATTATACTTTGACTCTTGTGGCGTTTACTGTAGCGCTGAGTGTATTCGGCACATAATGCGTTGCCGTGCTCTAAAAGCCATCTCCAGTTTGCTTCGGATTCTCCAGCCCACATGGTACACGGATGCCGGGCATGAGTTTGGCGGTAAGGAGCCCAGCCGCCTTGCTTGCGCACTACACTACATAACATTTGTGCTGTTTCTAAAATCATTTTAACCACATGCTTGTCGCACATCATTGTAGCTGCAATCCGCGGGTCTTCATCCAAAACAAAGATATTCATAGCTTGTAGCTCCCTGCTACTTTTTCATTAATAGTATAAACAACGCGCTTGACGCCAACATGGCGCATTGCTGATTCACACATCGGACAAGGCTTGGACATCTTAAGGTTGCCTCTCTTGCCGACGCGGGCGACGTAAACTTCAGATCCTTCCGTCTTGCGACGGTCGATCCCAAGGATCGCGCCCAATTCGGCATGGACTGTGGCATGACCACGCTGAAGGTACTGGTTTCGGAATCGATTTCCGAACGCACAGAAGTTGCTCTTATTCTCTGACACATTGATTACAGATGCTCCGCGAACCAGGACAGCGCCATGGTGCGAGCCATCATGTGTTGACTGGTGAGCTACTCGGCGGGCTAGTTCCAAATAGCGCTTGATCCGGCCAGTGTACTTATGGTGCCTTTCTGTCTCGCTAGAGAATGTATATGTCAACACGAAGCCCTCCGCTGTTTATATCTTATAATAGCAACTGCGGAGAGCTTTGTCAAGCATTATTTTCCAGGGCGCCTGCGGTGGCCTGGGCGCGTGGTCGGCTTCGCGGGGGGACGATAACGTCCGCCAGTATAACGAATATATCGGTGGGGATGCTGGTGGAGCATGCGAGGATCAACCCAACGAAGCTCCCAATATCCCGTATATTGAAGAGTATGGGCGCTATAGTGCCCTACCCATACCCATGCCTGAACCTGCGCTTGTGAGTGAGGTCGAGGATGGGGAGACGCCGCATAATATGGGATACATCCGCCCAATAGGAAAGCTCCAAGAGCAACTGTTAGAAATCTCATTATTCTATCTCCTTACTTATTCTTTGCCGGTGGGGTCGCGTCTTCAGATTCTTCATAGAAATCACTAGCATCGCCCTCCCGTCGATCAAACTTCTGTACAATCTCCTCATCCATAATCTGGTAGACCCTTTCTCTAAAGGCCGGATCTTTCATCTTCTGTCCCCATTTTGATGGCTGAAACTTGTCTTCAGACCCGTCTTTCATTCTCAACGTGTACCATGAGCCAGAACTGGTAAGACTTTCAGATTTCTTGATTGCATCGAAAAGGCTCATATCACATTGAATGCCGATCTCCTCTGTCCCCCATAAAATCTTAAAATGACAGTTTCTTCCCGCTGTCCCAAAGCGCGACTTTTCAAGCTTCACTTTAACTTCGGAACCAATGCGGAAACCCTTTTCATCCTCAATGAATGCAGCCTTCGCTTTTCGGCCAGTAAGCCAAATACGTAGCGAATATGCATAGTGCATGGCTCGACCACCAGGGGTCGTGTATGGGGATACCATGGCAATCTGTCGCGCCATCGGTCCCTGGGGGATGTTGGTCTTCAACTGGTTGAGAACAAGGAACGTTGCCTTCTTATCTGCAATCGGAATAACGAGCTTAGACATGCCCTTAGCAAGGATACGTGCCTTGACTGCCATTGAGGACTGCGGATTGAAATCCCCTTCTACATCCGAGACCGACGGCGTAAAAGCCAGAGAGTCCCAAATAAAGAGCACCTGCTCATCAGCCGCACCGAGGATCTCTTCGATAGTCTCCAGAACAAACTCGACTGATGCCGCTTGCACGTACATCAGGCGCTCTAGATCGCACCCTGCTCGCTCCAGGAACGAGGGGTCGATGGCAGACTCCGAATCAAAGTAAACGACGAGCATACCCATTTTCTGGGCGTTTGCCGCGACCTGAACAGCCATGTAGGACTTACCTGTAGCCTCCAATCCTGCGATCTCTGTGACCTTGCCTACAGGGATTCCGGTAACCTTGCCCTTGGCAATGATCGAATCAAGCCAGCGCGATCCAGTCGGAATCCACTGCTTTACTTCCGTAGGGTTGTCTCCTGTAAGATCGTGGGCGACAGTAACGCCGGCCTTCTTATTAACAAGACTCATCAAGTCTTTCATTGAAACCTTTCCAGGCTTGGTCTTAGTCTTTTTTGCCATTATAGCTTCCTTCCTTGTTATAGTTCAATAGTCAATATTAATGCCGCAACGACCGTCACGGAGCCCATACGGCTGTAGAGCTACCTCTACGCCCAACTCTTCCTTCCAGTCGAAAAATGAATTTCGCAATGTACTAGCAAAAACATCATTATCAAAAACATAAGTGTTGTATTCTCCCCACTCGTCTTTGTGAGTGATCGTTTCAGTAATAATTTTAGGACCGGACGTCTCGATTAGCTTAGCAATAACAGGACGGCGAGACTCATAATTCTTACCTTCAGTTGCGCAATCAGCATATTCATCGAGAACCCTATCTGCAATATCCGTGAAAAAATCAGGGATCTTAGAATCAATCGCTTCCATAATCCATTCTGCATAGTCTCCGAAACTGGCAGTTCGGGTCTTCCATTCAAACTCATAATCGTACATTTTATGCTTCCTTGTTTCCTATCATTAGAATTTCTGTAGCCTTTTTGGCGCTATGTGTCCCATCATCATTCTTCTTTCTACGACCGGCGGTATACGTTACATCAAAGTAAACGAGCTTGTTACCGCCCTGTCGGGATTCGAAGAACCCATCTCCCAC